AATTGCATTTTGTGCAGCTGATAGTTTATCTTTGAATGGTTCAGCTTTAGTTGTTACTAACACAGGCATTGTTCCTGGAAATAACAATACATTCACTTTAGGTAGCTCTTCTGCTTATTGGAGTAGGGCTCACTTAGGTGCATTAACAATATATGGTAATATTACATATGCTAATGGTTCTTATACTGATTATGAAATGATTAAGTTTGTTACCGGCACTGGAGATGGTTGTGGTATTGTAATTGGCGGTGGCGGTCTTGCGGTATTTGGCTCAGGCGAGTCTGCAAGTAATTTTGTATCTGCTGCAGGCTTAGCTGGCAATACTGAAACAACTTATATCACTTCTGATAATGGAATTTATTTTGTAACTAATTGTCAGACTATTGCAGATAGAAATGAAAGTATTTTTGTTTCTGGTGGACAAATTAGCAGACCTGGAACTTCAACTTCTTGGTATTTAGGAAGAAGTAACGCTCTCTTAAAAATTACTTCTTACTTAGGATATAATGCTATTTATTCTATGAAAACAACCAATGGAGACTGGTCTTGTGGTGTTTATAGTAGCAATACTTTGTATTGGACTTATGTTACTGATACTAATTTTAACGCGGGTACAAATACAACTACTGCTCAAATGAGGCTAACTGCTGATGGTTATTTATATGCTACAAGAGTATATAATGCTGTATGGAATGACTACGCAGAGTGTAGAAGTGCAGATACAGAAGAGCCAGGTCGAGTTGTTATTGAAGGTAAATTTGGTATTATGACTAAATCTACTAAAAGACTTCAAGCTGGAGGTAGTATTATATCTGATACGTATGGCACTTCAATGGGAGAAACAGATAATTGCAAAACTCCAGTTGCAGTAGCGGGCCGTGTACTTGCATATCCATATGAAGATAGATATTCTTATCCTTTGGGTGCGGCGGTATGTACTGGACCAAATGGTACAGTAAGCTTAATGACTCGTGAAGAAATTCGAGAATATCCAGAACGTATTCTTGGAACAGTTTCTGAAATTCCTGAATATGAAGTTTGGGGAAGCGGAAACGTTAAAGTTAATGGAAGAATTTGGATTAAAGTAAAATAAGTTAGAGAGCCTTCGGGCTCTCTAATTTGACAATCCAATTTTTTTATGATATAATATAATTAAAATAGGAGGGTGTTATATGGTAAATTTCTATTTAGTTATTAACGATAATGCTGGAAATCCTTATTTAATTGGCCGTTTTTCTGAAATGATTACTGGGAATAAAACTCGCCAATTATCTATTACTATTTATGAATCTGATTACCAAAAGGGAGATTCTATTTTGGTTGATTTAAGTAGTTTTTATGCAGAAAACAGCATTTCTAAAATTGCAGTCTTAGATGCAAATAATAAAGAAGTTTATGTGTCTACCAATTATTCTGAAGTAATGACTTGTATGGCAACCCTGCACAACATTGCAGACGATAATGGAGAATATTCTGGTATGGAGTATTCTATTACATTAGAAGCTCCGCTCAATTAAGGAGGATAAATATGGATTGGTTAAATATTTTATCTCAGATTTTTGAGGTTTGTGTTCTTCCCCTTCTCGGTATCTTGACCGCAGTTTTGGTCCAGTATATTAGAACAAAGAGCACAGAATTGATTGGTAAGGTTGACCATGATTTGGCAGATAAGTATATTGCTATGCTTACTGATACAATTGAAGCTTGTGTAATCGCGACCAATCAGACATATGTTGAAAGCTTGAAGAAGGCTGGCGCATTCGATGCAGAGGCACAGAAGACCGCATTCAATATGACAAAGAATGCAGTTCTTACTATCCTTAGCGCAGATGCAAAAGAATATCTTGAAACCGCAGTTGGCGATTTGAATGAATATATTACTCAGCAAATTGAAGCCGCAGTTAATGTAAACAAGATTATTCCAGTTGTAAAAGCTGAATAAAACAAAAAAAAGGGAGACCTTAGTAATTTCTTACTAAGGTCTCCCTTATTTTTTTTTATTTTTGTGGTGCATAATCAACAACATCAAGTTCAATTACTTTTTCGTAATATTCTTGTGCCTGACCATTGCCACCTAAGCCATGATATAATTTATACATTTCTGTAATTTGCTCAAAATCGGAGGTAGTAATCCAGCCATCACGAAGGTGTGTCTTACAAAGTTGAATAAGTCTAAATTTATAAGAATTGATAATCAATTCTAAATTCTTATCATTCTTTTGTGTAACTTTTTCCAAATCTTTATACATTTCTGCGTGGGTCTTATCTGCTTCTCTTTGAGCATTATGTAAGCCTTTTTCTAAGTCATCTTTCACAGTTTTTAATTCTTTGATGATTGGCTCAATTTCATCTAAAATCATTTGTCTGTGAAGACGTGTCAAATCTTCTTGTTTACGTTTCTCTAATTCTTTCTTTTGTGACCAAAGGTGTTTGCAGAATGCAAGCAGGCCCGCAGAAACTAAACCGAAGAAGATTTCAAGACCATATTCGGTTAAAATCTCCATAATAAAAACCTCCATTCAAATTCCTAACCTCTATAGAGATTTAAAAGTTGAATGGAGATTATTTGCTTAATCCGCCCAATCAAATCCATCACTCACAGTTGTTCCAACTCCTGGTCGTTTCAAACAATGGGTTCCAATGCAAATTGCATCGCAGACGTCTTGAATGGCCTTTACATTATATGTTTTCAACACATATTCTTGTGCATTTTTCTTTTGTTCAGGTCTGGTGCGGCCTTTAATACCAAGAGTAGATTTCCAAGTACCAGCCATCACAACTGTATATTTCATCTTTTTCTCTTGGAGCGTTTCAGCGATTACACCAAACACCTCGGACAGGACTTTAAAGGTTTGAACATTATTTGCCACATTGCCTTGCATTTGAATATCTTCGAAAGCAACTTCGTTAATATCATAAGTATCAATAAGTTCAAGTACCTTTGCGCGGATTTTTACAAGACGCTCCGCAATTACGTCATCATTAAAGGTAAACTTGCCATAGTCAACAAGTTCACCATCCTTAAAAACTGCATAACCAGAGGTTACGCTGGCTTGGTCAATTGCTAATAGATTGGACATTACGTCACTGGAGCCATAGCGGATTCATCAGAATGACCCATAGTGGTGGAGCCAAATCCGCCTGTGCGAAACCCTTCTGCATTATCATCTTCAGTCTTGAAGTAATTCTTAATAATTCCCTGTCCAATGGCCTCGCCCTTTTGAATCTTAATAGGGAAAGGGCTCATATTATATAACTGGAAGAAAATCTCTCCCTCATTGTCAGGATTATTATAGTAATCAGCATCAATAACACCACCACTATTATTCATCATAACCCAATATTTTAAAGGAGAAGAGCTACGAACACTCAATTCCAAATACTGATTAGGAGCAAGTTTACATTTCATACCAGTAGAAACAAGAGTTGGTTTTGTGCCTAACTTCTTAGTTAAAGCAGCCATCTCATCAATAGTTCTCACTTCGTTATCCATAGGAGAAGTTTCTCCTAACATAGTTGAAAACAATACATCATATGGAGGAATAATAATGTCTTCTGCGGCAACCATGTCATAACCTGCGGCATGCGCAGTCTTTCTGACCGGCATAGCGATGTCCGCATCTGCAAATCTGCTAACTTTCTCAAATTTTGCCATATTAGTTTACCTCGTACCCAATATCAACAACTGTGCAAGGGTCTTTCTCTTCATTGAAAACTTTCTTAATAGAAACCTGATACCACTCGTCAATAATTTCACCTTTCTGCTTTGTACACTTGTACTTATAGCTAAAAGATGCTAACTCATAACGACCGTCAGTTTTTACTTCCTCTTGGAGGGCTTCAACCTCCTCGATACTTCCTACTCTAAATACTTCTGTTGTGTTTACTAAATATTTCATTATTCAATTACCTCGACTTCAATAGTATTATTTTTATACATAAACGCATTACATACTCTTACATCATCTGCAATACTTTCAGCATAAGATGCATTTCCTGCAATCTTCACAGAGAAGACTTGATTATCGTTACAAAGAGTTGCGATTGTATGACCGAGTTCACTCATCTCAACGCTCGCAAGTTCAGAGGAGGCAACATCATCGACCAACTGGACAGTCTGCTTTGCATCGAATAGGTTTAATCTACAATAAATTACTGGCATAAAACAACGCCCCTTCCATAATCGAAGAAATACATTACATATGCTTCGCCTTCAGATACAATCCAAATCTCAATAGCCTGACCATCCTCAGACTCTTCAACAGATTTAATTTCACCGACATAAGACAAGCAATCCATAATTGCATCTACGATATTTTCTTCATACTTTTGGTCTCGCGCAAACATTGTGAAATATCTTAAATCATAACACAATAGCATATAGTAATCATCACTATGGTCAAGACCATTTACATAGTGAGATAAAGTCAATCTCGCTTCTTCCAAATCTGTGCCACTTAGTGTAGGCAGTTGCGCAATTACTTGCTTGTTTACCTCATAAAGTGAGAGGCCGACACCAGTGGTCTTTGGGTCGAGAACAACCCATTGACCATCGTGCCATACACGATACTCCTTGATATCTTCAATCCAGGCGATTTCGTTTTCCTCGTGATTTTGGAGAGCGTACAATGAATTCATATTAGGTATTCTAATCAAGTTCATTATTATTCTCCTTTTTCACTTCATTACTTACATTATATCATTTTTTCTCATTTTTGTCAAATCAATAATGCGTTGATTTGAGCTTCCCCTCATTTCAAGAGTAATATTTCTACACTCTTCCATGTAGGGCCCATCAATCAATACATCAGCTACTTTAAGTAGCATCATTGTATGTTTGTTATTTTGTGCGACAAGGTCTTCATATGTATAACCGGTCCACACATAGATTTTTGCTTCTGGGACTTTTTCCTTTACAGTAGAGACGATGAGATATGAGAGGAAGATATTTTCGGGACACAGTGGTTCTCCACCCATAAGGCAGAAGTTTCGCTGAATTCCTTGAGCAGTCAGACCTTCAACAATCTTATCAAGAATGTCTGGTGTAAATTCTTTTCCTCCTTGGAAATCCCAGGTCTCTGGGTTGTGGCAACCCTTACATCTGTGCGGGCAGCCTTGAGAGAAAAATGTTACACTAACTCCCGGAGCAGCCGCCATGTCATTATATAATATTCCACTATATTGCATTTCGTAAACTCCTTTGTAATTTTCTGGTGCTGTATTGCTCTGT